CTCAGCGCCGAGGCCGCATTCGCCGCCGACGCGCAGCTCGACCAGATCCTGCGCCGGTTCGCGATCTGCATCGACAGCGGCCACTGGCCCAGCTACGCCGATGGCGTCGTCGAGATCGGCCTGCCGAGCTGGGCGGCAGCGAAGATCCAGCAATCCATCACCGAGGGAGACGCAGCATGACCGATGTCGCAGCCTACACCCCGCCCGCGCTTGCGGCGGCCAACGAGCCGGACCCGCTGGCCCCGGCCCAGTTTGAGCACTCGCAGCGCATTGCGAAGATGTTCGCGAGCAGCGAACTCGTGCCGCCGCACATGCGTGGCAAGATCGCGGACTGCCTGATCGCCTACGCAATCGCAAAGCGGACGCGCGAGGAGCCGCTCGTCGTGTTGCAGAATATCTACTTCGTGTCTGGCCGGGCGGGCTGGTCGGCGACGTACATGATCGCGAAGGCCAACCGCTCGGGCGCGTTCTCGCGGCGCATCAACTGGCGCATTGAGGGCGACGGCAAGAACCTGCGCGTCACCGCATTCGCCACGCTGGCCGACAGCGGCGAGCCGGTCGAGGCCACCGCGTCGATGGCGATGGCCGAGGCCGAGGGCTGGACGAAAAACCCGAAATACAAGTCGATGCCGGAGCAGATGCTGCGCTATCGCAGCGCGACGATGCTGATCCGCCTGTTCGCGCCCGAGGTCATGATGGGATTGCCTGTCGCGGACGAAATCGACTACGCCCAGGCGCGCGGGCCAGCGCCCATGCGCGACGTAACGCCCCACACGCCAGCCGCATCGCTCGCGGCGGCGCTCGACAGCATCGAACAAGAAGCCGACATCACGACAGCGACGGCCGGGTCGGACGCGGACAACGTCCCCTCCTCCGTGGCAGCCTCGGTAGCTGCTCCGACCGTCGCGCCTGCTGACGAACTGCGCTCCGATCTGCGCGCCAAATGCCTGTCGCTGGTCGAAGCGATCCGCTCGGCCAAGTCGCCGGACGCGCTGGACAAGATCATGGTGGCCGCCCGGCCCGCGCTGGACGCGATCGCGCGGGAGAGCGAGACCGCGCATGGGTGGGTTCTCAGTGAGGCGAGCAAGCGTCTCGCGGAGACGACGGAATAGCCGCGCAACGCGGCGACCCAATCGGCCGGGCACTCTCGACCGGTGCCGCGACACCTGCGGCGGGCATGTGGTGGGCGGGCCGGGCGGCTTCCCGGTATTCTGGAGGCGAAGAAGATGAGAATAGCGATAGCGATATCTGACGCCGAAGATGCGTCGCGGGGCGATGACGAGTGGTTGTCGGAGATAAAAAAAATAGGACAGATTGAAGGATCTGAAGATATTGATATTCTGCAGGTAATGCGCAAGGGGACGTTTTGCGAAGCCAGCGCTTTATTCCCTTATATAGAGAGATCTCACCGCAGATTTCTTCTTTTCTCTATATGGTGCGCCGAAAAAGTCGCCCAGCACATGAGTGCGCCGTCTCGACGCGCGCTAGAAATTGCCAAAAAATATGCCTCTGGCGAGGTGACAAAAAAAGAATTTTTGTCAACGGGGCGTAGATTGTCATCGATCATAGAAAGAGTGCACGAAAAAACCATTGATCCTATCAATTTCGGTCGCGCAAGTGACGAGTCTTATATTTCGACGTGCGCCGATGAGGCGGTCAATTCTATCTATTGTTTTCGTCACAAGGGCTTCTCCGCCATGCATGCGTGGGAGAGCATGATGATGGCCATTTATCCCGACATTCGGCCGGATATAGACGGCATCAGCGACGATGAGCTCCCGTGGGATAGAGCGTCTGCGGAAGAGTTCCTGAGGATATGTCAGTCTGAGCCTGAGGATGACGATGCGTCATTTGCCCTTGACCACGGCGGTGATGTTCGGGATACCGCTGGCGAACAGGTCGGAGTTCATGAAAAACGATGACCTCCACCGCTCCGGCCTAGCCTTCGGCTGGCTGGAGGAAACGCAACCCCGCCGCTGGTCCGCCCGCCCCTACTGGCTGGCCACCGGCGCGATCCTGGCCCTGCTGGCGCCGGTGCTGGCCATCCTGATCTGGGTGGCATCATGACCGGCGGGGCAGACGCGGCGCTCGACCTGATCGAGCAGCTCATCCGGCAGCGTATGGCGGTCCTGCACAAGCAGGGCCGCGACGCCGCCGAGATGCGCATCCGGCGCGCCTCGCATCTCCGCGCCGACGAGCTGGGGCTGTTGGTCGCGGAGATCCGCAAAGCGCGGGAGGCGATGAATGCCCAGTGAGCGCGATGTTGCGACGGCGACGCGGATCGCGCTCGCCTACCGGGCGCATCGGTACGGCGTCGAGGCCGCGGTCGCGTGGATCGGAACGCCGGTGCCGCCGGCGAAGCTCCAGGAGGCGCTTGACTGGATGGGCGCGATTCGGGAGGCGGGGCTGGAGATTGTGGAGGCGGAGGAGGGGCGATGAGCGAACAACGCTGCACCGAGTGCGCTCACGCGCTCTGGCGGGTCACAGCCAATGGGCGGCTGCACCCGAGCGGCGACGGGAGGTGCGCTGCTGAGATAGCCCCACTGCCGACTTTACCGAAGTGCAGGTCGTGGGCAATCAACCCGCGCAATGTCGGCGGATGGATTAACAGGCGGCAGGCTAACCACTCAGATTGCCCGCTGTTTGAGCCGAAGGAGGACGGACGATGATCACGACGCTCAATCAGATCCGCAGCCACAAACCCTGCCGGGAGGGATGGGAGAAATTGCTGCGCCATTTGGTCAAAACCGCAGCCGACGACGAGCCGCTGGAAATCGCCACGGTCCTGGACAGCAACGGGCTTGATGACGCTCTCTGGTGCCTGCGCGCGGTCGAAGGCCGAGATCGAGAGATCCGGCTCTACGCGGTCTGGGCCGCGCGGCGGGTCCAGTATCTCATGACCGATCCACGCAGTATCTCGGCCCTGGATGTCGCGGAGCGGTTTGCGAGAGGCAAAAGCGGCGGCGCTGAATTGAGAAAGGCGGCGGAGGCGGCGTGGGCGGCGGCGGCGGCGTCGAGCGCGGAGGCGGCGAGGGCGGCGGAGGCGGCGAGGGCGGCGGCGGCGGCGTCGAGCGCGGTGGCGGCGTCGGCGGCGGCGGCGGCGGCGGAGGCGGCGGCGTGGGAAACGCGAACGGCGGCATATATTTCTTCGCGCGACGCCGCGAGAGCCGCGCAAGCCGACGAATTGCGCCGGATCTGCCAGGAGATCGAGGCTGGGCGAGACCCTTATCCGGAGGAGGATGGACGATGAGCGACGACGACGAGAAGCTGGCCGAGCGGATCGCGCGCGAACGGTGGAACGCCGTCCTGGTCGCCGACGGCCAACGGATGACCGGCATCGCCGACTGGGACGGCCTGTCGCAGAACGCGCGCGACGAGGTTCTCGCCGACGTCGAGGCGACGCTGGACGCAATCAGGGCCGCCGGGCTCACGGTGGTCGAGCGGCTGCGGGCGGTGCTGCGACAGTGTGCCTGCTCTTGCAAGGCACTCAGGGAGTCCTGTCCGGAACTGGAAATGGACGGCACCTGCCCGCATTTGAGCGCGCAAGAGTCGCTGGAGGGAAAGCTATGAGCGGCGGAAGCATGAATTATCTGTACATCTTGGTCAGGGATGCCGAATTCCACACTCACTCACCAGAGCGAAAGGCATTTCGCGAGCATCTCATGCTCGTTGCAAACGCTTTGAGGGCCATTGAGTGGAACGACAGCGGTGATGGAGACGATCAAGAGGTTCACAACATCATGGCCTGCATATCCCTGTCGGTATCGGAAAATGACATGCTGCGCGCCGAAAACGCCCGCCTCCGCGCCGATGTTCCAGTGTACTCAAGCGAGATCGAGCGGCTGCGGGCGGAGCGCGACGAGGCGCGGGCTTACATCGAGTCGAGGAGGAGGGAGGCCAAGCCATGAGCGACGAGAAGATCGCGGAGATTCGCGCGAGGCATAATTACACCGAGGAAATGTGGTGGGCCGCGGACGATCCCTGCGCCAATCAAGCGCACGCTGACCGCGCCGCTCTGCTGGCCGAGGTCGAGCGGCTGCGCGAGGTGCTAAAAATCGTCCGAATCAACGGACCAGACGCTCAAGGTCTGGTCTGGTTGAGTTTCTCTCGTGAAGGAGGGGTGCGCGTTAGTTTCGTGGTGGGCCACAAGGAACGAATGGTTTCGCAAGCCTTGCTGGAGTTTGAGCAGATCCGCCGCAAGGCGCTGGAGGCCAAGCCATGACCCGCCACCGCCCCGCCCCGCTGCCGATCCGCTGGTGGCTGCGCGCCACCGGCTACGCGGCGATCACGATGCCCTGGCGCATCGCGTATTACGCGACGTGGCCGCCGGACCACGGGCTCGTCGCGCATGAGGAAATCCACCTCGAGCAGATCGAGCGATACGGCCCGTGGGGCTTCACGGCGAGGTATCTGTGGCTCCTGATCCGCCATGGCTACGAAGCGCATCCGATGGAGATCGAAGCCCGCGAGATCAGCGGCCACCGATGAGCCTGCCGCCCGGCGTCCGGCTTGACGACCCGTGCGCCTACTGCGGCCGCCGTCTGGTCGACGTCATCGCGCAGGGCTGCGGCTCGCAAGAGGTCCGCGAGCCGGATCGGTATTGCCACATCGCCGCATGGGCCGCTCGGCAAAGGGTTGCGCGCAAGGAATAGGTGGGTTGCGCGGATTGCGTGTCGGAAAAAGTGGACACGGGAATGGGCAATCCCTACTTTCTGGTCATGAGCCAAGGGCAATCCCGCCCGGCTCCACCAGGGCGGCGCACCGCGCCGCCCGCTACCTACCGGGAGAACGACCATGATGCTCTACGATATCTACTACTCGGACCGCTCCTTCGACCGGTGCACGACGTTGCCCAGGCGCGCCGAGCGCGGGGCCGTTGCGGTCAACACGAACTGGGACGGGCACGTCTACGTCGCCCGCCGCGGCAAGTGGGTCGAGGGTCGCCGCGCGGCTGACGGCAAGTTCGTCGCGGCCTGACCGCCTTAGGGCGCCGCGCATGACCCCCGCCAAACTCCGCGTCATCGGCCGCCTGCTCTATGGCCGCCGCTGGCAAACGCCGCTGGCCTACGCCGTCGGCGTCCACCCGCGCACGGTGACGCGCTGGGAGCGCGGCGATACCGCGATGCCGGAGGATCTGCCGGAGCGGCTGCGCCACGCGGCCGAGCTTGCGGTCGAGCGGTCGCAGCATGCGCTCGGGGTGGTCGACGAGCTGCTCTAGGCGGGAGGGGAGCGATGCGCTACCTGCCTCGCGATCTCAAGCGCCTCCCGGCGCACCGCGAGGACGCGCGAGAGCCATCCGACGCCGAAGGTCGGCCAGTGCGGCAGGCCGCGCAAAAACGCCTCCCGCGCGTCTGCGATTCGGATGATGATTTGGTCCGCCGGGTAGGCCCGCGCAGCCCGCAGCGTCTTCGGCCCGACCGCGCCATCGGCGGCGACGCCGACAACCTCTTGCAGCGTCTTCGCGGCCCGTCCCGGGCCGCTGTTCACCGCGTAGTCGAAGACCGCCAGATCGACGCCCGCGGGCAAGTCGTCGCCGCGCACCTTGTCCCAGTACCGTTCCCGGTACAGCGGCTCGACCATACCGGGCGTCAGGTCCCTTATGTCGGCCTCGGTCGCCGGGTGGCCGATCCACTCCTCCCAGACCCGCTGCGTTACGCCGAGGTTGGTGCGCCCTCCAGGGTCTTGCGGGTGGTTGACGTAACCGCCCTCGTGCTTCAGCAGTAGCGCGAAGGCGATCGGCCAGGACGACGCACTCACTTCGCCGCGCGCTCCAAGACGCGGACGAGGTCTGCGTGAACGCCGACGAGGCGCAGCCGGTCGCGGGCGGTCAGGCTGCGGGTCATCGCTTCTCGACCCCGAGGAGGTCTGTCTTGCGCTGCGACCCGGCGCTGGACCCGAAGTAGTAGGCCACGACGCTGGCCCATGCGGTCCCGAGGCTGCCGAGCATGATCAGCAGCGCGTCGCCGCCATCCACCGGCTTGCCGTGGACAAGCATCCATCCGAGAACGCTGAAAAACCCGGCCGTGACGAGCAGCGCAAGCAGGCGCGGCGTCCAGCTATCGCGCGCATCGACCTCGCGACGCCGGGCGCTGTCGCGGTCTTCGGATGCGAGGCGATCGAGATCGATGTCGAGTTCGCGCATTCGGACCGCGAAGTCCTGATCCGCCTTCTTGAGCGCGGCCAGCTGCTCCGGCGTGGCGCCGGCCAGCGCCGCCGCGATGTCGGACTCCTTGGCCTCGGGCTTGCCAAGGACGGCCGCCGCCACGGCCTTCGTGGCGACGCCAGCAAGCGGCCCGCCGAGTGCGGTGGCGAGGACAGGCGCGACCGATCCGACGATTTTCTTCCAGTCGATCATCGGCGACGCTCCGCCTCTAACTGGTGTTGCAGGATCGACGCCAGGGCCGTCAGGAGGCCGCTGGCGTGCGCGAGATCAATCTGGACGATCGACAGCACCCCGTCGCGCTGGACCGCCACGGCGACCGGCTTCTCGGGGTTGTGCGATGGGTAGATCATCGCCAGCGACGGCGACGAGTAACCGGGAATACCGGCCGTGGTGGCCGGGGCCTGGGCCTGCGTCTCGCCAGCCTGCGGGAATGTCGAGGTCATGTGGCCACCACCTTACCACGACGTCGCCGCTTGACCGGCCGGTAGGCTGCAGGATCGACGCAGAACCCGAGCGGGCCGCGCCTGGGCTCGAAGGGCTTGCCGGGCGGGTTGGTTTCGCGCAGCTCGCAGATGTGGCCGACGGCGCATTCGCCCTCGTGGCGGTCGGCCCACGCCTCGTCATCGCTTGCGTTTCGGCGGCGCGGCACGGTCGGCCTCCCAGCGCTGGCGCTTGAATGCGAGGATCTCGCAGGCCTCGGCCAGATCGGCGTAGCACTGCACCGCCGCCGGTCCTGCGCGGCCGGGATCGACCACCGCGGCGATGGTCGCGCCGTGCTGCTGCGAGGCGTACTGGTGCCGGTCTGCGTGCGGGTCGAGGAACTTGTAGCCACGCGCGCGCACCAGCCAATGCGGCCGGGACGTCTTGTCGGCGTCCTCGCCGCTGAACAGTTCCCAGTGGTGTTGATGCCCCGCCGCCAGGATGTCGGCCTCTCCTGCGCTGAACCGCTGCGCTCGCATCGGGCCGTGTAGCGGGTTGTAGATCGACGAGCCCTTGAAGTCGTGCGAGGCCCAAACGCGCAGCACGTGGCCGCCGGCTGCGACCTCGATGCGCGCCTGCCAGTCCTCCAGCGCCGCAGACCCGCGCGCCATCCAATCAAGCGGATCGCCTTGCCCGTGCGATTGCGACCAGATGTCGTGGTTGCCCTTGATCAGCAGCAGCCACGGAACAGCGCGCCAGAACCACTCGGCCAGCTTCCAAGCGCGGTCGCGCGTCACGTCCTGATGCGCGTAGAGCCGCTGGAGCTTGCCCGACCAGTTGTTCGTGACGTCGCCGAGCATGACGCCGTGGACATGCGGGCGGCGCATCAGCTCGATGTCGCGCTTCAGGAGCGGCCAGTTGCAGCCGTTGTCGTCGAGGTGCGGATCGCCCACGAAGGCCAACAGATACGGGCCGTCGTCGTGCAGCGAGAAGCGCATCCATTTGCGCGCCGCCGCGTTCTCCGCGCGCTTGCCGAAGCGCTCGGCCAGCTGGTCGATCAGCTGCTCGACCGGGATGTCGTCGTCGGGGATCGCCGGCGGATCAAACCGCGGCGCGACCGGCTGCACCGGCGCCCGGCCGGGCCAGAGCGACCAGTCGATCGACCGGCCTGCAGCGGCCTCGACGCGGCCGATCTTCTCGCTGCCCCATGTTCCCGGCAGGCCCAGCGCGTTGGACGCCACCGCGAGCGCGCCGTGGCGCCCGGCACCGGATGTTCTGCCGGGCGGCGCGTGGCCCGCGCGCAGGGCCGCCTCAATGGCCTCGATGCGCCGCAGCGCCTCTTCGCGGCTGAGCTTTGGCGTCGGCATCAGGCACCGCGACCCGGCAGGCGCCACCGGACGCCATCGGCGGCGACGCAGGCATGGCCGGACTGGCCGACCAGCAGGATCGTCCATGACGAACCATCTCGCGTCGAGAACACGATGACCTGTCCGCCGCGGGCGTCGCCGATCGCGATCGGGACTTCTTGGTGGTCGTCCTTCAGGACGCGGGCGAGGTCTTCAAGCGGCGCGCAGATCTGCTGCGCTGCGGCTGGCGAAGCCACCAGCACGAAGACGGCGCAGGCTGCGGCGCGCATGGTCACCTCAAGGGCAAGAAGGGCAAGAGCTTGACGAGCAGCGCCGTCAGGGCGCCGGATGCTGCGCCGACCGCGACGAGGACGCGCCACCCGCCGCCCGCGGCGTCAAGCGCCGAGCGCACGGCTTTGAGGTCGGCGGCCATCGAATCGACCGTTTTCTTGAGCGCGGCGACCTCGGCTTCGAGGCGTCCGAAATCGCGAGGATCTATGCCGCCGGCGCTCATGCCGAGATTTCCGAGACGGTGAGGCTCGACATCGACACGCCGCCGAAAACTCGTGTCCCCGAGGCGTTGGCGTTCATGTATAGGGTACCGGAGATGATCGCCCCGGCGCGCAGCTTGAAAGTCGTGGCCGAGGTCGTTCCGGCCGTCATCCGGTGCCGCAACACGAACTGAGAGCCCGCCGACCCGCCGAGAACTCCGCGCGACGCGGCGATTGCGTTGGCGGTGCTGTCTTGGAACAGCGCGCCGATGACCTGCGTCGTCCCGCCAAGTCCGCTCAACGTGAAGGCCACGACGGCCTCGATGAGCAACAGATTGCTGCTGCTCGACGGCGTGATAGTCGCAGTCAAGAACTCGCCGCCCTCGGTGTTCTGAGGGATTGTGTCGTCGTCTGGGATCTGCGTCGTGGTGCTGACCACCGACGACGAGGACGAATAGACCTGTTGCAGCAGCTTTCCGACCGACACGCTCGCGCGCTTTAGCTTGTTGCTGTCGCTGGCGTCGAGGATCAGGAACTGATCGCCGCTCGCCAGCGAAACCGACGCCGGGCTGATGTTCGCCAGCTTCGCAGGCGTCAACGCGCGCGTGTCGTCGGTGCCGTTGTTCGCCTCGGTCTGATTGGCGATCTCGATGCGCCCGGGCGCCATCTCGGTGGCGTCGGCAACGCCAAGGTTCGTGCGCGCGCCCGCCTCCGTGCTCGCCCCGGTGCCGCCATTTGAGACCGAGAGCGGGATCGCCGCCGGGCTGCTGGTGATGGTCGACAGGTTGAGATGCGTCAACAGGTCGTTGAACTTGTCGACGAGGTCGGCCAGTTCCGGCCGGGCTTGTTTCGGATCGTCGGTGGCGCTGTCGAGGTAGACCTTGGTCGCGGAAGCGGGAAGGGTCATGACGCCTGCGGCCCTCTCAGTTCGATGTCAACAGTAGCATTTGCGAGAGTATTTGACGAGTTGTAAATCTTGAACTCTGCGGCAGGCTCCCCGTTGACGGTCTGGGTCTTCGAGATAAGTTCCCACGACCAACCCGCCCCCACGTTCTGCAGCGCGAGGATACGGGCGGTCGAGATTGCCGCCAGCTGGCCGCGCGCACCGATCTTGAAGTGGCCCGCCGCCACGCTACTGAACCACGACGCCGTCTCGGTGGCGGTGTTCACATCCTCGTAGGTGTCCGTATATGAGGACGACGAGATGATGGTCGTCAGGCCCGACAGGACCGGCGTGGTATCGGCCACCGAGGCGCGGATCTGCACATACCGCTTGCCCTCGACCAGCGCGAGCGCCACCCAGGAGCCGGTGACGGTGCCATCGGCGGTCGTGCCAGTTTTCATTTCCAGGGTCACCGTGCCATTCGCCACCGCTGTCACCAGAGGCGTGAACGTCACATCGGCCCCGAGATCGAGGACCGGCGTCTCGTATCGAATCGGGCTGTTGTTGTTGAGGATGCTGTCCCAGGTCGCGGCGAGGCTCGACCACGCGCTCGGCAGGTTCGACCAGTTCTGGCTGCTCGTCGCGTGGAGCGCGTTGTCGCGGTCGAGGAAGCACGAGGTCTTCGTGCCGGGCCATGACAGAGACTGCTCGATCCGCTGGAGCAGGACATCTCGCAGCGGCGGATCGCCGAGCACGACGGACGCGATGAAGCGCGCGTCGGTGCTTTCGTTGCCCGAGCTATCGACGGTCTTGATGGCGAACCAGTACGTCCCCGAGGCCAGATCCGCCGTCTCGTAGGGCGACGAGATGAGCAGCCCTTCATGCAGCGCCGTCATCGAGGACCAGTCGGTCGTCGATGAGGTCTTGTATCTGATCCGGTAGCCGCCGCCGCTGCGAACATCAGCCGGAAGGCTCGCGAGCGACCATGTGAACCTCCGAGTTCCATCCGAAATCCTGGCGACCTGGAACGTGTCGGGACGCGGCGGTGGCGCGCTCTTGCCCTCGACCACGTGGCCCGTCACGGTCACCCAGCCCGACACCACGCCGAGGCCCGAGATCGATCGGACGCGCACATCGTAGGCGGTGCCGTCCTCGACCGGCGCGATATATCCGATCGAGACCGCCGCCGAGGACAACACGCTGTCCCATGTCGCCTCGGCCGATTTTTTCCAGGCCAGTTCGTACTGCGCCACGCGCGCGTCTGATGGGGCAGTCCAGGTCGCCTTGATGCGCGACAGCACCGAGCCCTCGGCCAGCTGCAGGATCTCGGCGTCGCCGCTCGCCAGGACCAGCGACGATGGCGCGGAGACGCTGAACGGATTGGGGAGGTCGGTATCCGGCGCAGGATCGATATCGACCTCGTCGGTGCCAGCGGTCCAGTCGTACACGGTCGATGCGATCTCCCGCAGGTCAAGATCGACGCCGAGACTACCGTCGCCATCGGCCACGAAGCGCAGGCCGGTGACCTCGAAAGGTTTCGCCGTCCAGCCCATGCGCGTATTCGTCAAGCCGACCACATCGCCGGGCACCAGCCGGTATGCCGTAAGCTTCGCCGCCAGCTGCACGCTGATCTGCTGCCGCGCGCGGCGTAGCTCGATGCGCGCGAGACGCTGCGCTGTCGCCGCCGAGGTCGTGAACGGCAAGTCGATATCGCGCCAGAGCCGCTCGCCGCCGTCATCGGTGACCGCGGTCGAACTCGAGACCGGCGGGAAATCGCTCGCCTGCCACTTGTTGTCCGGCGAGACGAACGTGCCTTTCACGCCGTTGGCGAGATCCCGGCGGCTCAGTCGCGACGACACGCGGATCGGCCCGCGCAGATCGGCCTCGGTCAGCGTGATGGTCGGCGCGGTGTATGCGCCCGCGAAAATCGACCATGTCCCACCGACGAGCGACGCGCGACCGGCCATAGCGCCGGTCATCGAGGCGATGATGTCGCGCGGGCGCTGCGAGGTGTCGAACGTGCCGTTGCAGGTGTACCGATCCTCGGTTCCTCCCGCCGCCAACGACACGTTCTCGTCGCAGATATTCGCGGCGGCGATCAGATCGGCTTCATCGATGCGCGTGGCGTAGTCCACGCCCAGGCCGCGCACCGGATCGGTCAGGTAGTCGGCGAGGCAGAGCGCCGCGTTCGCGCTCCAGGCCGTCGTGCTGGTCCGAGGGTCGTAGACCTTCTTGCCCTTGACGATGGCGGTGATGTTCGGGATGCCGCTCGCGAAGAGGTCGGAATTGTGCGTCAGCCGCACATAGATGCAGGCGCGGCCGCGCTGCCGGTGATCAGCGGTCCACTTGTCGCTGGCCTCGGTGATGAGGTCGGAGAACGCCGTCTGCGTGTCGGTGCCGAGGGCCTTCTTGATCCGCACATAGCCCGCATACCGGCCGGTGGCGTTGCCGTTCACGTCGAGCGGCACGACCTCGTCATCGAAGTAGATGTCTCCGATCTCCTCGACCTCGTGACCGGCCAGCGTGATGATGAGATGCAGGCGCGAATTGCCGTCGGTCGTGTGCAGGAAGGTGATGGCGCCGCCGGTGCGGACTTGGCCGTAGACGACGCGCCACGGCGTGATCGCTTGCCTCACGGACTGCGTGCGCTGCGCGCCTGCGAACGGGTCGGAGAGCTTTGGCTGTTTCGGGCGGAACACGGACCCGGCAATCGAGGTCAGCGTGATCGACGCGACGAGCCCGATGCCAGCAGAGATCAGCGCCGACCCGAGGCTGCCGCCCGTCACTGCGGCTGCGATCACCGGTGCGATGAATGCCATTTCAGACGCTCCACGCAGCGACGATGCGGTGCGCGGGCACCATGGCAAGGCCCGCTTCGCTCAGGCACGCCACGCGCGACCCCACGACCACGCCGGTCGCCTCGACGCCGCCGACCTCCACCAGCACGACATCGCCGCGCTTCGCCATGCGGACGTTGTTCATCGCCGGGCCGAGCGCCTTCGTCCACGCAGCGCGCAGGCCGCCGCCGGAGATCAGCCACAGCGTGTCGCGTGCTCCGGCCTCGTCGACGTATTGGCCGCGGTAGAGCGCTGCCGGGTCGGTGTCGGTCATGGCCAGCACGCAGTCCGCGGCGAACAGGCCGCAGTCATGCGAGCCCCACTTGAACGGCTTGTCGCGCGCCTCTTCCAGCGCGGCGGCGAGGCGGGAGGTCCAGTCTTCGCGGCGGGTCAGCATCAGCGGCCCCATGTGATCTGCGCATCCTGCAGGCTTGCCACGTAATCGAACCCGAGGTCGCCCGGGAAGTCGATCGCCTGATCCTCGGGCGTATACCGGCGCTCGCGGGCGCGCTCAAGGTCGATCAGCTCGCTCTCGTAGCTGATCGAGATCGTGGCCGTTTCGGGACCATCCTCGATCGCCGGAACGTCAAGGCGGCCCTCGAACTGGAGGATCGGATCGGCCACGATGCTGCCGCCGGAGAAGAACGCGAGGTAGACCCGGCCGATGCGGCCCGAGCGCGCATCGCCAAGCGCGGCGGACAGGAGGTCCGACGGCACGCCGGAGAGCGAGACCGTCATCCCCGAGGCGCGGACCTCGGCGGTCTCGTCGATGCCGCTGATGCCCAGCAGATTGCCGGTGCCGGTCCAGGTCTTGCTGTCCCAGGACAGGGTGCCGATGCCGGACCAGAGCCGGACCCATCCCGATGCGAACTCGCCCTCGAACAGGATGCCGACTTCGACGGAGGCGGCCTGCAGCTGCGTGATGACGCTGGCGGTGAGGTCGCGCGCCATTAGATCGCCTCGACCGCGCCGAAGGCGATGGAGTAGCGGAGGCCAGCGCCCTGAAGGCTCCAGCCGCTTTGATTGCCAGCGAGCCGGAAAAGGCCCCTGGCGTTCGATGTGGTGACGACCGCGTTGTCGGCGGGGCTCTCGCGCAGGCGCGGCCAGATGTCGAGCGTGATCTCGCCGGCGGCCTCGGTGGCGTCGACCAGGATCTTGTAGAGCCGGTCGCCGACCTGCAGGTAGTCGCCCGCCTTGACGGTGGCGCCGGCAGAGAAGCCGTCAACGAGCAGCGTCTCGCCGGTCTGCGAGCCGCCCTTGACCAGTGGCGTTCCGGCCCAGGTTCCGCGCGGCGTGGCGCCGCCCGGGTCGCCCAGCCGGAACGTGCCCCAGGCGCCGCGGAGCGAGGTCAGCGCAGCGATCCATTCCTCGGCCGCCGGACGTTCCATTTCGGCGATCGTAACGTCCGCCTCCCACCGCGCGCCCTGATGGCGGACGAGCTGCTGCTGCAGCGTGAACGGCGAGGTCGAGACGCCCACGACGTTGCTCGCGCGGAACTCGACGGCCGCATAGCCGCCGGAGGTCGGGAGCGCGATCGGATACGAGATCGGCATCGGTCAGGTCCCCATCGCAGCGGCGAAGCTGCCGCCGCGCATCCTGGCGTCGGCCACCGCATCGACGGTCTGGCGTTTGATCGCCGGCATGAGGGCGGCGATCTCCGCGCGGACGGTCTGGGCGACGCCGACCGAGATGTTGATGGTCTGATTGACGACGGTGCCGCCGGTCTGTCCATTCGGGATGATGCGGCCCGACTGCGCCGGCATGAACAGTTCCGGCCCCTGCTCACCGACCAGATAAGCACTGCCCGCCTCGACCGGCCCGCCGAGAGCACGAGGCCCGCCGAACGGAATGCTGGTCGATCCGCCCGGCCCGCGAATGTCGCCGGGAGCCCCACCGAATAGCCATGAGGACGCGGCAGATAACCCGCCCATGACAAGCCTTGCCATTGGTTCCGTCACCGTCTGCCGCATCACGATGCGCGCGAGATCCTGCGCGATCCCGGCCAGCACGCCGCGCAGCTTCTCGCCGCGCAGGATCGCGTCCTCGAAAGCGGACTGGAACGTGAAGCCCAGATCGCGCGCTAGGTTCTCGTTCTGGCGCGTCTGGCGCTCGATGCCGGTCAGGTATTCGGTCTGCTTCTCGGTGGCCTTTCGGAATGCCTCGTCCGACATCGCGACCAGCTCGTTGTATCGCTCCTGGCTGATGATCGCCGCGTCGAGCGCCTGGGCCAGCAGCGCCTGCTGGTCAGCCCAGCGGCGGGTCGCGGCGGTCAGCGGGTCGAGGGTGTTTTCGAGGGAGGTGACGTCGGCGAGAAGGCGCTTCGACGCTTCCTCGCGCGCGCGGATGGCCTCTTCCTCTATGCGCCGACGCTCGCGCTGCTTCTCAAGGATGCCGTCAAGCTGCCATCCCTGCTCGCGCTCTTCCTGCGTCCGATCTGCTGCGGCCTTTCGCAGTTGATCATATATCGGGATCTGCTCTCGCAGTGCCTTGATCTGTGCCTCAAGGATTGCGGGTTGAGTTGCGCCGACCATAGCAGCCGCGCCGAACTCGTCGCCCATGCCGCCGATGCCCTGCTGAATGAGAGCGTCGCGAATGGCCTGAGCTTCTCGAAGCTGCCCCTCAAGCTCCGCGAGCCGCCGCCGTGCGCGATCTCCGGGATCTCCAAGAGACCTTTCGGCGGCCTCGTCGTTGAACTTCTTGATTGCATCGGTGAGAGACTCGATTTCGGATTTCGTCGCCTTCGCCGCATCCCGCGCCGCCCACATCTGATAGGCCACGCCGCCGATAGCCAGCGCCGCGCCGGCGACCGCGCCGAACATGCCGAACATGCCGAGCATCTGCGAGCCCTGCTGGACAAACGCCGTTACCGCCGAGCCGCCCGAGGCGACCTGAGAGGCGAAGTCGCCGATCTGATAGCCGGCCTGCTGCGCGACCGCGCCGAAGTTCCGACCCGACGTCGCAGCGGCAGCGGTGGCCGCGCCGAGCCCCGCCGTCGCCGTCGCAGCCGCCATGTATCGCTGCTGCGCGAGGCTGATGATCTGCGCGCCGCGCTCCTGCGAGATGCGACCGCGCTCCATCGCGGAGTTGACGCGGTCCACGATCTGCTCGTAGCGCAGTTGAGACGCGAAGCCCTTGTCGAGCGATGCCTGGAGGCGGTCCATGCTCGCCGCAGACGACACGATGGTCCGCGTCATTTCCTCCTGAGAGGTCGATGTGCGGCGCGTCTGCTCGGACGTTCGGACAAGCGCCTGTTCGTATCGCGCCTGAGCGGCGGCGTTCTTCGCCGCTGCGTCTTCTTCAGTAATCGCGCCGCGCTGAACGGCCTCTGCGATCAGCTTCTGAGAGCGCGCGAGTTCGTTCTTCGCCTTGGCCGACCGACGCTCGGCCTCCTCGAACGCCTGAAGCGCCTGAGCGCCTGTCAGGTTCGCGCGCTCGACCTCGGCGGCACTCGACGCCATAGCCTCGTTCGCCCGATCGATCTCCTGCGCGCCGCGCGTGTAATCGCTCGCGTCGAGGCCAGCCTTGAGGATCGATTCCTTCGGCGCGTTGATCATTTCTTCCCCTCGATCTCGCCGCGCACGGCGAAGAACTCGCGATCTATCCGCATCAGAAGCGCCACCTCATCCGGCCTCATCTCCGCGCCGGTCAGCCTCGACCACGCATCGAGATCGGCCCAGGACAGCGGCTCCGCGCCATTGAAGCCGACGCGGCGACCTTGGTGGAGATCCAGCCACGCCGACCAGATGTGCTCGCCCCAGGCAGGCAGCGGCGGCCCGTCGAGGCCCACAGGGCGGCGTCCTAGCTGCCGCGCGACACTCTCCAGGTGGTCGCGTTTGCGACCGCCCTTGCGCGGCAGGTCGAGGTCGAAACGGTGACGCGCGAAGGCGATCAGGTCGCCGTCGCGCTCAACCAGTTTCCCAGGTCGCCTATGTGCTCCTCGACCTGTCGGCGCACCCACGCGAATGTCGGGTCGCTCATCAGTTCGCGCTTCGCCGCCTCGTCGCACTCGACATCGAGCGGGTCGCCGGCCAGCGAGTAGAGCCGCCAGCCGGTGATGAGCGCGACGAGCATCGCGACCTGCTCGGCCTCGATGTCATCGGCGGTGAGTTTCGCGGCGCGGCGGTCGAGGCGCGCGATGGCGGATGCGCGACGCTGCGCGCCCGCCTCGCGGCTGTCGAGCGACAGGCAGTCGATGTACGCCGGATCGCCATCACGCGACAGCAGCGGCGGGCGACCGGCGACCGGGATCGAGAGATAGCAGCGCGTCGGCTTGTCCACCGACGCGCCGAGACCAGCGAAACGTGACATGCTCAGGCCGCCGTGTCGTGGATGCGGATCGTCGTGGTGTCGCGGCCCGCCACGCTGCCGGTGTAGCGGAGCGCCTGGAACGGCAGCGAGATCGTCTGACCGTTCGCGCCGGACAGCGGCATGTCCGCGCCGCCGAGCTTGACGCGCGGCAGGTAGATGCAGATGGCGTCGGCGTTCGCCGCCGAGCCGCTGTCCACGCGCACGATCAGCTGTAGCTCGCTCTCGTTCAGGAAGGCATTGAAGAGGGCGAAGTCCTCGACGAACGCCGACACCGTGCCGGTCACATTCGCGCGGCCCAGGAAGATCTCGGGCGCGATGTTCTGATTGATCACCGCTTGCATCTCGGCTTCGAGATCGAGCGCGATGTCGATGCCGGTCACGATGCCGAGCGGCGACGAGCCGGCGTCCGGCGACAGGATCAGACCGTTGGCCGAAGCGCAGGCCGAGGTCGTCGTCGCGGCGGTCGGAGCGGTGAAGTAGGGCGCGGACCCGGCGGACAGCGACACCGCGTTGCGCCCCATGATCGGGATCTCCACCGTCGAGAGGCCGGTGGCCGGGAGCGACAGCGAATAGCCGGACACGCGACATTCGGTGAACAGGCGCGAGAGGTCGAGATCCTCACGGTACTCCTCGATGCCGAATTTCCTCGAGGTGAAGCTGCTGGCCGGGACGACGGTGGTCTTGCCGGGACGCGACAAGTTGAACGAGGTATCCGCCACCGCGTCGGTGGTCGGAGCGGGCGACACCGTCACCGTGCGGTTGCTCGTGCCACCGAAGGCCCGGATCACGAAGTTCCGATCGTTGTTCGCCGTCGTCGCGAGGTTCGTGAAGCGGATGATGTCGCCGACGCGCAGACCGCTCGTCACCGGGTCGCCCGCAGTGAAGACGAAGGCCGAGGTCGAGCTGTCGCTGGTGACGCTGGTGAACTGCGTGTTGCTCAGCGACAGCGCCGACACCGCCGCGTCGCGGTGCGCGGCGACGAGCAACTCGAAATAGGTGGACGGCGAAAGCTCGCCCGAGATCGCGCCCTCGACGCGCCGCAACCCGTGGCGGAAGTCCGCGATCTGCCGATCGGTCCTGATTTCCTCGGACTGATAGCTGTCCTTCACCAGGTTCAGCGACGACGACACGCGCCGCAGCACCTGGCCGCCGGACGTGCCGGGGTCGGTCGCGGTGTTCGGCTCACTGTTGGCCGTGATCGACCCGCTGCTGTAGGCCTTGTAGACGATGCGTGACTGCACGCCTTCGGAAATGGGCATGTCGGGTCTCCTTTAGCCCTGGAAGCGATATTGGAACGGGATCGACGCGCCGCGACCATACCACGCGCCGTTCGATCTAGCGGTATCCGCGATGCCGATGATCGGCCCCACGAAGGTCAGATTGCCGGCGCGTCGCGCGCGAAGCGCCACGACGGCGGCATTGAGCAGATCGAGGGTGACATCCTCGCCGATGCCGACCTCGGAAAACACGCGCACCGCGACCGCGCCGAACCAGAGCCGCTCATTGGCGAGCGAGCCGCCGCCGAACGCGCGCATCTCTTCGCGCGCGAACTCGACATGAGCATGAAGCCAGTGGCGCACCTCGCCGGGCGTCGGTGTGTCCGGATGCGCGTTCTCGTGCCAGACCACGCGGTAGATGTCGCCGTGCGGCCAATTCGCGTCCCAGACGGCCCTGATCGCGTTGCGGATCGTGCTGCGCAGGCTCATGCCCGGTACTCGTAGGCCCAGGGGATCGCGGTGCCGCGGACCATCCACGCGCCGTCTTCGGTGGCGCTGTCGAACAGCTCGGCCTCGCCGTCGATGAACGAGAGCCCGGCCTCGCGGCGCGACCGGAACACGGCCAGCGCGTCGTCGAGCAGGTCGAGCGCGTCGTCGTCGCCGTAGCCGGTCTCGGCCATGACGCGGATCTCGACCGTGCCGCGCCACTCGCGATCAGCGGCGTGGCGACCGCCAGCGAAGCCGCGGACGTCCTCGACGTCGAAGTCGACCGAGATATGCAGCCATGCGCGGGCTTCTCCGGGCTCTGGGACGCTCTCGTTGTCGTTCTGGTGCCAGAGCACCCGGTATCCGCTTCCGTGCGGCCAGCGCGCATCCCAGGCGGTCCTGATGGCGTCGCGGATCACGCGCAGGGTTCCGGGCGGCGCGACCAGCTCAATGACCGGCGGCAGCGCCCCGATGGCGATCGCCGCGGCGGCGACCTCGATGGCCTTGCCGGCGGCGATGGCCGGAGACGCGGCGGTGATCGTTATGGTGGCGGTCGGGACCGAGATCGACTTGCCCGCCGCCAGCTGCGGCGCGAGCGCGGCGAGAACCTGAGCCGAGGCGACCGGGACGGCGATGGATTTGCCCGCGCTGACCGTCGGAGCGACCGCCGCGAGGCTGATCGTCGCCGCCGGTGCCGAGATCGTCGCGCCAGAAGCCGCCTG